AATCTACATCGAAGCAGTCGATCTTGATACCAGCTTTCTTAAAGATTTCGCTTTCGTTGCAAGAGTTGATAAACTGAACACCACCGTTATAGTCTCCAACAATACCCACAACATTAAAGTGCATCAATAGATACAAGAAATAAATAATGTGCTTTTTAAGATTAGCTCCAGCCAATGCGTATGAATGAACAATGGTTCCCGTTTGTTTTGTCGGGTTCAATTTAATCACATGCATGGAGAAATCGTCAGATCCATCACTTTCGGACCAAGACGGGTCGAATGAGATGATGTATTTGGCTTTAGGATCGCCTATAACCTCCACAGACTGCCCTTCGCCGTCTTGTATGGTGCAAGCGGCCATCTTGCTCACCTTGAAGTATCCAGAGCTATCGTCGGTGAATACAGAGCCGAACTCTCTTTCGAACTGAGCTTGGCTCATTGTTGCTTTGGACTGATCCAAAAGGTTTTGGTCATACAATTGCTGTGGCGCACAGTCATAGCTTAAATGCATAATAACTCGATGAGCGTTATCTTGCCTATCAGGATGCATAATAAGATTTTCATACTGTTTATAAAGCTTATAAAGATACTCAAATTTATAAGATGCAGAAGACAAACCAATAATTTTGTTGTGCGGCCATTTATGCCTTTCTTCTTCAAGCATCTTGCCCTCTTGAATCATTTTTGTTTCAAGATCGTAGATCTTTTGACGCTCGGTAGGATTTTCAACAACAGCTAGGAACGGAAGAATAACTTCGTTGACAATCTTTTCTGGCATAAGAAGAAGCTCGTCAATAATCATTCTTTGGAAACGGAAACCACGAAGCTTTTCACCGTCGCCAAGTGGAAGCGCAATGATCTTGCTTCTTCCAATTTCCATAACCCATTGGTCATTACTCTTTGATACTTTAGTAATACATTGAGACAAGAAACCAGCTTTCGGGCTTTTAGAGATTTCTTCAATCTTATTGAAAATCATTCGACTCTGACGGAATGACTTGGAAATAATACCAATCTGAACTCCTTGGTTCAAAATAGCGTCCAACGCCGCAAATACACCAGTGGTGAAAGACTTAGAAAGACCACGACTCCAGATACCTAAGAAGTAATCAGTTTCCATCATAGCTTTAATGGCCATATGTTGGAATGGGAATAGACTAACTCCTGTCATTAGTTCGCAAGCAAAAGACGGATTCTCTCTGAGGAACTTATACAACAATAATTTTGCCTTTTTCTCGTCAAGAAATCCTTTTGTTTCTAAAACTTCTTGATTTACATTTTTAAATTTTTTATGTAGCGTTTGATAGCCGACTTCCCAACTCATTTTTTACTCCTTTCGTAATAATTCATAACTCCTTCGTCTAAGAAATATTGCACATCAGTATTCCAAAGCTTTTGTCCACAGATTAATAATTTTGGAATCAAAAGAATGCTACTGCTTCTGTTTCCGCTAAATACAAATTGGCAGCAATCTCTATACTCATGCTGTAACTCTTTCATATTGTGAAACACATAATTAAGATTGTATCTCTTAGGTGAGAAGGCGTTAAGCTTGGCCATTTTATATAGATCGCACTCGATAACAATAAACAAATAGCATCCTAAGCTTCTGCATCTTTCCAACTCTCTTCCGAATCTATCGAATCCAACTGTCATTGTTGAACAGAAATCAGCAAATGACTTTCTATCGACGTATGTATAATCATACTCATCTCCATTGACAGCATAATCACCAACATCTAATTTTAAAGAACTAGAATTATTGAATGAAAGTGGTTGTTGTTCTCTAGTGTCTATATAAATCTTGAAATCCCTATAATCATTATCAAACTCTTTGGGCAAAGAAGCTTTGAACATAGGCTCAGAACCGCAAAGTTCACACGCTTTAGAATAGCTACCAAACAACTGTTTGTATAAAGGCATTGGTGGTAAATCAGCAGTGAATAATTCGATAGTGTTTGGCGCATATTTTAATTTCTTTTTTTCTATTCTCTTTTTTAAGCAACAAAGGATATATTCTTTTACTTCTTCTTTATCGGCGGTCTTGCACCACTCGATCATTTGACTTCTGTTTGTAAAATCTTTATCAAAGTAATCTTCGTAGTTTTTAAACTGCAAAAGATTACCGTTTAACTTATTGCGTCTTTGAAAATGCTTTACATAATAATCACCCAGTATCAAATTATGTTTTTTGATATGAGCATGCAAGCTTTTAAGCGATTCAAACTCTTGATCGCATTCTTTACATTTAAATGACATCGTCTTGTGAAATTCCTAAAATACGCGCCTTCCATTCAGCCATTCCTTCTAGTCTATGAGCCTCTTCTTTGACTAGGGCCTTTTGCATTTCTGCGATTTTTACCATATTCGCACGCTCTTCTTCATCTTGGAAGAATTGAACCAAAGATAGTAGAGAGGCATTTTCTTTTTGCTTACTCTGCATTCTTGTAGAACGATCACCTTGTAGTTTTTTAGTAAGATTTTCGATTCTGGTTTCGCACTGATGATATTCAGAGCTTTTTGCTTTGATAATTTCTGCCAGCCTAACGCTCATTTCTTCTTGATCATTGGCGACATCAAACATGTCATTCAACTTGTTCAAATGCTTGCTGACAACTTCTAGATTAACGATTTCTTTACACACGTTCATGTAAAGGTTAATTTCATCAGCGGTTAAATCGGGTTTATCCCATGTCAAGCGAATAAATTCTTGTTCAAATAATTCTCTATCTTCTTTTGATGTATAATTATTGACGATCTTCAGAAATCGTGAGTTATTCAAATTGATGCCGAGACGATCTACGCATATTTTATGTTGTCTATTAATCTTCTCTTCCAACAACTCATTACCAGTTGCGTCGTTGATCTTTTTGATGATTCGGCTCGTCGATTTCGGCGCTACATAACTGCTGAGTCCAACATCGCTATCTTGTGATGGAGAATAGTCGGGATTTATCTCCTTGATGATGCTGTGAACTGCTCTCTGCTCCAAAGAAAGAGGTTTCACCTCTTTTTTCGGGAAAAGCATTTCGGCAATTGCTAGAGATGACAGTCCAGTATTCGCCTGTTGAACAATAAACTCTTCTTGTTCTTTTGTAAATTGTATACCTTCTTGTTTGGTGCGGCGAGCGGTCTTGAATTTAAAACCTTTTTCAATAAGATAAGATCGCACAAGGCGACCTTCTTTACTGCGACCATCAATTTGAGGATTATTGAAAACCTCGCGGGTTATTTCATTTAAATCCGTTGTTTTGGCATATGCTTTTGCGACAGCCTCTTTTTGTTCGTCATTCAAATTCATAATAAAATATCGTTTTCGCTGATTATTTTTTGGGCCTTCAGTTTAAGCATTTTTTTAAGATTTTTTATTTGCTTGTATCCTGCGGCTCGATTTTTTTCGTTTGTTTTATAGCCCATGAATTTCGCGACTTCCTCTTCTGTTCGCTCTTCAAAAAACAACATGGTATAAACCGTATAGTGTGCATCAGATAAGGATTCTTTTAATAGTTGGTTGAGTCTTTTAATTGAATCACTGAAATTGATTGATGAGTCTTCGTATGAATCTATTTCTTTAGAGTGGTTTTCCATAGGGAGTGGCAATTTGATACCATAACCCGACTTCTTTTGTTTGCTCCACTTAGCATATTGATCGCATGTGGTGTTTTGTGTGCCGCTTCTTGTAAAGGCGCAGATGTTATCGCCCATATTAAACTTACACTGCATACATGGCTTAACGTAATTAGTATAATTGTTGCGTATAATGTTTCTTATCTGATGAGATGTTACACGCGCAACCCAAGGCTCAAGAGGTCTAGTTTGATCCCACAATTGCCACTTATTAAATATGTGCAGCTTAACGTGTTGCGACACATCTTCAAAATCAAACCAGTTAATTGCTTTGAGTTGCCATTTTTTCTGGAACTTCCTAATTACTGAATCAATTGTTTCATAGCATTCTTCGTATGTTTTAGGCTTATTCTCCACGGCGAGGTTTATCATTTACAAAATCACCCAAAGACTGTGATGTGCGGCGTCTTGGTTGCGCTGGAAGCTGATCGGCTTGTCCAAATATAGAACCCAATGTGAAAGAAGTGGATTCGGCGTATTTTTCAACCTCAACTTCTAGCTTACGGATTGTTGGGACATGGGAAGAATTAGAAAACTCACCGTCTTCATCATCTTCGTCCTCATATTCATCTTCGATATTAGGTTGGGATTTCGCGACCGCTTGTTTTAACTCAGGCCCCAAATTAAATCCACAACTTGAACAAAACTTAGGCTTCGCATAAGTATAAGTATGTTTAGCTCCACAATTAGAGCAGAAAGTAGCATTCATATAATTATGATGCTATTTTTATTGTTTTTTTCAAGTTATTTTTAAACACGAAGAGACAAGGCTATCACCGATGAGAAATTTGCATTTCGCTGCGTGCGTTGTGAAGCCTTGTCTATATGTATTTACACGTTGGCTTGATAATTTTCTAATTTAGTAATCAAAAACTTCAGAATACCGCTGCGCACAATATCGTCATGAGTAAACGAGAATGTTTGCACGCCGTTGTCTTTACTTTCTTGATCATTAAACAAATTAAAGATTGGCTTGAAGCCGCTTTTGTTGCCAATGTCGCTCTGCATAAAGTCGCCGCAGATAATAAGTTTTGAGCCCTCGCCCACGCGGGTAATTAGTGTGGTTATTTCTTTAAATGTAAAATTTTGGCACTCATCTGCCACCACAATCTTATTTACCCAGTTTGCACCACGCAAAAAGTTAACTGGCAACGCTCCAACTTTGCCTTCGGCCTTTAACCACACAACATCTTGGGGCTGAACAATTTCTTCCAGCTTATCGTAGAGAGGCATCAAGAATGGATCGAATTTTTCGGCAATATCACCTGGTAAACTGCCCAATCCTTTTTCGGCACTTTCGATAATACTTCGGACATACAATAGATCTTTGTCTTGATCTGCCGCCATCAACTGGATCGCCGCATAAAGAGACATGTATGTTTTGGATGTGCCTGCTGGACCAGAAACAAAAATTATAGAATTGTTGGGGTCGAGAAGCATGTCCAAGAAATGAACTTGTTTCGTTGAGAATCTGAACTTTTTTGCTTTAGTTCTGATTTTATGTTCTAGTTGAGGATGTAACTCAAAAGAACCCGACTTGTCGAGCTTTTTTTTAGCCATTCATAATTATTTACACCGAAAAATTATAGAACGACTTCACGCAATGAAATATCCGCCATTAAAACGTCGCCCTCTTGAGCAGAAATGTTTTGCGACACTAATTTACAATTCGCAGACATACCAAAGCCGCCGCTCATGATGGATTGACCGCTAACATTTTTGGGGTCGATATTAATAATGCCGCCGTATCCACTGTAGTTGATGTATCTGGCAATATTGTGGCATCTGATTGTTAATTCTTTTTCCACACCATTTAAAAATGTGTTGTTGGGAGAAGTGCGGCCAATACTGGTTGTGTAACTGCGGTCGCAATTGATTTTGTATGAAATGCTTTCGCGGTTTGAATCTGAAAACTCTGTGCCGTTTGTGACTACAGTATAAAAACCATAAGCAATGCTATCAGTCAAGTCGTCGCTAAAGCCCAATCCTGATCCGCTGAATAAAGATCCTGTTGGGGGATTTAAACAAGTAAAATCTGCGGACACCATCACTGGTGCAAATGGCGCAATGTCAAGTGATGCACCGTCCAAGTAACAACCGCTAAAAGTGTTGCCGCCAATGATTATGTTTGTGCCTGATTGCCCTGTAAGATCGCGCAATACTCCAGATGCAAAGTTCCAAGAGTCTGACCCTTTTGATTTATTACTTGCCGCGAACGTTACACTGATCTTGCTGCTCAATTCGCCGCCAATACGAAAATTGTTGTTTTGGTTGGGCGCTAGGACGCGAGAAGCTTCCAATCTGTTTTGAACGCTGATGCTCACATTGGTTGCTGCCGCATAGTAGAATGTTCCAAAAGGAGAAGAAGCGATGATTGGGGTATTGTTGTATGAGATGACTGGCATTTTTTTTATTTACACAAGGTTTTGTAGAAAAGTGGGTTGGGATTTTTTTTGGGATGGTTTTTGAGTGATTTCTTAGAGGACCGCAAACGTCTCGGATAATGGGGGGGAGGGGGCTTGGCCCCCAGCGGGTGTTGGAAGTGTTATAATGGGAGTTGGAGACTGAGGAAAGTGTCCCCCCTCGCTTTCTCACGCACCAATGTCAAGATTTTTTTTGAGAAATGGGGGGAGGGGTCACTTTTTCATCGAAAACAGGCAAAAAGATCTTGCTTTTCTTCTACCCCTGCATTACTCTTTCCCCATGGACAACCTCTCCACCCTCGCAATCGGCACTCGCACCAACATCGGAACCTTCCTTGGATACGAAGGCGAGCGCGTCAAGTTCGAAGCCTTGCAAGGCTGGGTTAAGTTCGTGCCAACGCCCGAGCGTATCGCCAGCATCGAGCCAATCAGCGAAGAGGCTTGGCAAGAGAAGGTGAAGGCATACAATGAGCGCGTTTCCCATTACCTCGACACACTGCCCAATGGTGCGGCTGTCTGATATGTCATGGCATGTCTTTGGCATAACTCCGAAGATATGCTAAACCTCCTCTGTAAGTCGTTGAACATCAACGAGTTATGAAGGCGCGGCCCCCGCGCCCGCGTAAGTCATTGAAAATGAACGACTTACAAATGATATGTCATAGAGATATGTCAAATAAAAAAAGAAAAAAAGTGCAGAAAATCTTTTCCAGAAAACAGCAAAAAAGATCTTGTGTTTCGTCGGTCCCTGCCGTATTCTTTGCGCATGTCCAACTTCACCGTCCGCATCGAGTTCAAGGCTGAGAACGAAAAGGGGTTTTCTCTGGAGGTTGCCGCTCGCGGCATCCGCTGGGCCATCGAAGCAGCAGCAAAGGAAATGAAAGGCGCTTGGCCATACTTCGTTGAAGGTCAAGATTACTTCATCACCGAAGTCAAGCTGAACAAATAATCGAAAAACCTCTTGCGCGGGTTCAATCCCCGTGCTACTCTTTCCCCGTCAACCAAACGAATCCAATGTTCCTCAACTACTCCGCATCCGCTGTCGAAATCGCTTCCGCCCTCGTTGGAAAAACCGTCCGCTACCTCGCTGAAAAATCCAGCATCAAAAAGGATGGCGTGCGCGTCTTGAAGATTGAAGCGGTCGATCATGTCGGCTTCTCCAAGGACGGCAAGCGTTTTGTCACCGTCAAAGCTCTTGACATTGACGACGGCGGCGAGTCCAAGTTTCGCAATCTCCACATCGCAGGCATTGACCTTGCGGTGTGATGGCATGGTGGGAAAGGCTGGCCCTTGTGGTGGGGGCCAGCCAACCATGTCAAGAAAAATCTTTGCAAAAAGCAAAAACCATAAGTCGTTGATTCTCAATGAGTTACGGCGAAGCCGCTCCCACGCCCGCGCAAGTCGTTGAAAATCAGTGAGTTACAAATGATATGTCATGATTGAATTGCGGCTTGTCAAGCACAAAGCAAAAAATGCGCAGCTTTTTTTTCTGCGGAAAATAGTGAAAAGATCTTGCGTTTAATCGGTCGCCGCTGTATTCTTTGCGCATGGAGAACGTCACCGAAACCCCAGCTTGGATCACCGAACTAATCGCAGCAACTGGCCGCTTTGAAGCCCTCGCCAATGAAGTTGCCGAATGGACCGAAGAATTCTGCAAAAAAGACGAAAAAGAAGTTGCCTAATCCGTTCGCCCGAGTTACTCTTTCCCCGTCAACCGACACTTCACCCACCACCCAATCCATGATCGCATTCGCAGTTTACAAGAATCAAGTCGTCGTCGTCGAAGGTTTCGAAGGAAACGAAGCGCAGATTTCCTTCGATGACGGCGGCGAGGCAATCGTCGAAATCGAGGAACTGGACTTCCTCCCATAAAAAAACCTTGCGCGGGTTCGATCCCCGTGTCATTCTTTCCCCGTTAACCACCACCACCCAATCCCATGTTCCTTGTTCAAGTAAATTACGACATTCCCACGAATGACGGCGTGCTGTTGATGCACACTTTTTTCAGGGCTCGTCTGGCCGAAGCCACTGATGAGGCCGCAATCGAAGCCTTTGAAAATTTTATGGAAAATTATCCATACAAAAACAAAAACAAAGATCAGGCTGTCTACACAGGTCTTTTCATTGAAAAAAAACTTAAATAAAACAATGTTCATTATCCTTATCGCTGTCCTGTTCTTCATCGCAAAAAACCGATAAATGAAAAGTCTCATGCTCGCCGCCACTATCGCAGGTATTGTTGCCGCGCTGTCTATCCAGACAGTGCCAACATTCTCCGTAGTCAAAAATCTTAAAAACTATCCTATGCTGGTTAAGCCTAAGCATAATGTGGAATGGTTTGTTGGTATGACAGAGAAAATTAAGTCTTTTGAGTCATATAAGGCGCAACCTTATCGCTGTCCTGCTGGTGTCTTAACTGTCGGTTATGGTCATACTGGTAAGTATGCATCGCAAAGCATGTCGCTATCTAAAGCAGAAACAGTTCTTATGCAAGAACTGACTGAAACAAAAAAATTGGTTTTGCGGCATGTTAAGGTTAAGCTGACAGAATACCAACTTGCCGCCCTTGTTAGCTTTACCCATAACACAAACGAGGGTTGTCTCAAGTCTTTGATTAGCGGCCCCAATAGACTTAACAGTGGAAACTATGATAGTGTGGTTAAGTTGTTGCCGCTCTATTGTAAAGCTAATGGTAAGACACTGCGCGGGTTAGTTATCCGTAGAGGTTATGAAGTTAAGTTATGGCAGGGGCTGGGCAAGATGTCGGCGTAACTCGTTGAAAATCAAGGAGTTACAGAGGGAGGGGGGCCGCGCCCGCGTAACTCGTTGAAAACCAATGACTTACAGAGGATCGGTGCAACCCATTGAAAATCAGTCTCTTGCCAATGATATGTCATTATATATCATTTGTTGATTTGCTATTTACTATTTTGCCATTTGCTGTTTGCTGTTTTTTTCTGTTGACAAACCCTCTAAAAAGCCCATACTGCGCCCATGAAATTCCTGAACTTCGTCGTCTCCCTCTTCATCCGCCGCCGCCAGCCTGTTTTCGGCCCACGCATTTTCCAGCAGCGCACTTGGCTTGCCAAGCAAGTCGATGAGGCACAATATAAGCGCCAATTTTTTCTTGACTAATCCGCCGCAAAACTCCAAACTCTCGCCGCCATGAAACCAACCAAAACACGCCTCACCCTGAATCTCAAGCGCATCTCTAGCTTCTTCTGCTCCAATCAAAGCGAGTCTGATCTTGCTGTCTGTAATAAGTTTGTTTCAAAGGTTCTTGACATTCCCCTAGAAAACTCGCTTTCCGAAGTAAAAATTTCCTTCGCCTCGAAAAATCCAAAGGAAAAAAACTGGAAAAAAATCAAGCTGGATGGCCGTTATGTCTTTTTCAAGAACAGTAGCTTTTCGCTCTGCATTCAAGAGCAACGTTTCTTGGATGAGATGGGTGTCAAAGAATTTTTCTGGCTCAAAATTGAAGTTTTGGGTTGACATGGTGGGTGAAAGGAGGGAGGCGAAAGCCTCCCTCCATAACTCTCTGAAAACCAACGAGTTACAACGGCGCGGCCCCCGCGCCCGCGTAAGTCCTTGATAATCAGCGACTTACGTGTCAAGCACAAAATAATCAAAAAAACTCTTGTGCCGCCGCCCTCTTCTGCTATTCTTTGCGCATGACAGTCACCGTTGCCCAACTCATCGAAGCCCTGCAAAAAGTGCCGCAAGAAGCGGTTGTCCAGTGCCTTTCTCATGATCGTGACTATGGAACAGAATGGAAAGATTTGACGCTTGACGATCTGAATGTCGTTGATCTTCGCGGCAATGAATTTGTAAAGCCTGATGCGCCATACTACGGAAAAGTTTTTCTCGAAATTGGCGACAAATAATTTGACACTGGCCGCAAATAAATTAAATTCGGGCATGTCGTTGACCACGCAAGAAGTCGAACAATACATCCGCCTCACACTCAAGCAGTGGGGCATGTCATCCGTGCGCGTGCAATGGATGAAACCAAATCGTTTTCTTGGCTTGGCATACGCCGAAGATTCCATGATCGAACTGTCGGAAAAGGTTCTTGGATCTTTCGGATTGTTTCGCGAGGTTTTCTTGCATGAGTTGGCGCATTTGCTTGACTTCCAAGAGCGCGGCACGTATGTTGTCGCCAGCCGTCGAAGCCTTCACGGCAAGAACTGGCGCAAGTGGTGCGCAATCCTCCAAATCCCCGCACGCCTGAGAATTCCTGTTTAATTGTTGACAGCCATCTATCCATCACCCATACTCTCGCTGCCATGGAACTAAAAAACAAAATGAATTTCGAAAAGCGTGTGAATAATTCGCTGGAGGAAATCATCATGACTAGCGGCATCGGTCATAGAACAAATGCTTACGACATGGATGCTTTGAAAAGAGCAATCAGAAAAGAATTGCGCCAAGCTTGGATTCCAAAGGAATGGTCCCAAAAAGAACATTAACATGAAAATCACCTTGACAATCCCCGCCGCAAAGCCTAGACTTCGCTTCGCTCCCCCCGCCATCCGTCACACCGACAAAAAGAAACAAACCAAAAAAAATGCCTGCCGCACAAAACATCATTGACATGACCCCCAAATGGGAAGACGTTCTCGACTTGCTTCTTTCGGCTTGTCAAAATAAAAATGCTTCTGTAAGGGGAGAAGCTCTCATCGAATTGACACGCATGGCCAAAGCCGCCGATGCATATGTTGAAACAAAAAAGCAACTGCCCGAACCTCCCGCAATCATCAAAGTGAATGAAGATTTTAGTAATGGTCTTGATCTGCGTAATCCTATCCATGCGAAAGCGTATCTAAAAGCCGCCAGTCATTTCTTGTCTAACTGGCCTCAAGAATGGGACGCCGAAACTCTTTGCCTCGCACTACTTGCCGAAGAGGAAAACGACGAAGAAAACCTTGCCAATCGAAAGAAAGTCTTCCCTTGGGAGGCAATCCAAAACTCAAGCTGTTTCGCGACAGAAGGCGAGTATTTTTTCCTTGAGCAAATCATCTGCTATCTGGCGGAAGATTTCATTGATTTTCTAAAAGATTTCTGGTTGACATGGTGGGTGAAAATGGCAAGGGGGTTGTGGTGGCCCCCTTGCCTAACCCATTGAAAACCAAGGACTTACACGGGCGCGGCCCCCGCGTCGTCGTAACTCGTTAATAATCAACGACTTACACAGCATGAAAAAAGTTCTTGACATGAGCCTGTCAAGCACAAAGCAAAAAATGCGCAGTCTTTTTTTTCGCAGAAAATGCAAAAGAGTTCTTGCAATGCCCGCCCGCCGTTGGTAATCTTTCCCCGTGAACGAGATCTCCCGCACCAAGAACGGCAACGCCTACTACATCGCGAAAACTTCGCTGTTGAACATCAAAGGACCGAACCGTAAAGCATGCAAAAGCATTTTTTCGTTTTACATCGGCACCGAAACCGCTTCGGCACTTCTGGACCGCAAGGAAGCGTCGGACATTCTGAAAAAGATGAAAAAAGTCCTTGCCAACAATCGCAAAGCCGCCTAAGCTCTCACCCGTAACCGCAACACCAACCAACCAAACCAAATGCAAGAATCCACAGTCGCCAACATCTTCGCCTTCTTCTTCTTCGGCTCGATCATCGCCATCACTCTCGGCGTGATCGGCTTGGCAATCCACACGCTCATCACCGAATACCGCCTTTCCAAACTAGACAAAAACAAACAAGCAGAAACCAAACCAATGACCCCGACCATGCAAACCGAACTCGACAACCTGATCGCAGAAACCAAGGGAAAGTTCTTTTCCATCACCTTTGTCAAGAAGGACGGAACCACCCGCGTCATCAATGGCAAGGACAAATATCAGCGGCTCCTGAAGGGCGGCGTTGATACCGTCCGCGCCTCTGGATACGTCCCCTTCGTCAACCGCAATACCGAAACTTGGGCATCTGCTCACAAGGATGCGGTCGTGACCTTCCGCTGCGGTAAGCTCGTCAAGGAGGTTGCCCACTGATCCTCGGCCTCGCCCCCGAAAGGGGGCGGGGCTCTTCGTTTGTCAAGAAAAAAAATCAATAAAAACCAGCCTCGTAAGTGACTGACTATCAAGGACTTACGCAGGCGCGGCCCCCGCGCCGTTGTAACTCGTTGATAATGAACGAGTTACGTATGGTGAAAAAAAGTTCTTGACAGGTTGTTGTCAAGAGGAAAGCAAAATATGCGCAATCTTTTTTCTGACATAAAAGCACGGAAACAATCAAAAACGTGTTGACTCGCCCCGAATCTTTGGTATCTTTTCCCCGTCGCCACTGACGGCGCTCCAACTCCAACTCCCAATCCCACAACATCATGGCCCTCATCATTGCAAAGAACAAAGTGAACGCTGAACAACTCATGGGTGTTCAGACTCCAGAACGCACCGATTCCTTCACCCCGATCCCTCACTTCGGCCTTGTCGAAATGACTCGCGAAGCCATTGGCCGCGCTGGTCTTGAGGTCGGTCTTGAAGAGCATTCCCTCGCCCGTGGTGGCCAGCGTTACTTCGGCGGCTTCGCCCTCAAGGGCCTTGACATTACGGGCGCGGATCGCGAAATCGTCCTTGGCCTGCGCAACGCGCACGACAAGAGTTTCGCTGCTTCGATCTGCGTGGGCAACCGAATGTTGGTTTGCGAGAATCTTTGCTTCTCTTCTGACATTAAGTTGGCTCGCCGCCATACTACCAACATCATGTCGGATCTTCCCCGCGTGCTGTCGGATGCTGTGGCCCGCGTTGTTTCTCATTGGAACGACATGGGCAAGCGGATCGAGCTTTACAAGGAAACCGAAATCAGCCGTGACCGTGCGGCGGATTTGCTGATTGATCTTGTGGACGCCAAGGCATTCCCTGCCCGCGACATCTATTCCGCCGTGCAGGAGTTCCGCAACCCTCGACACGACGAGTTCAAGGGCGGCACGCTCTGGACACTCTACAACTCGATCACGGAAAACCTCAAGGGCGGCGACTTGTCCAAGCTGCCATTCCGCACGATGACAGCGCAGAGCGTGTTCGACCGCATGGCGGGCCATCGTCCGCAGATTGTTGTTGACATCGACCCTGCCGATGCTGGCACTGACGATCTGGACCCTGTGGTCGTGGTCGGCTGAACACCTACGATCCTGCCCCGCGAAAGCGGGGCGGGATTCTGGCGTTGTCAAGCAAAAAAATTCGCTGTGTAACTCACTGAAAATCAAAGAGTTATGCGGGCGCGGCCCCCGCGCCGTTGTAAGTCCTTGAAAATCAACGAGTTACGCTGTCAAGTTTTTTTTCTTTTTTTTTCTTGTCAAGTTTTTTTCGAGAAACTTTTTTTCGGAAAATGCGCAAGAAAAGACTTGCAAGGGCTGGCTCGCTTGCTATCTTGTGGCCGTGAAACTTCTCACCACTTCCAACACCAAAATCCGCAAGGGCGAAAAACTTGGCTTTTCCACTTTCGGAATCCATCTCGCTCCGTCCACCTTGTCGGGCTTTAACACTTGCAAGGATGCGTCCGCAGGATGCGCGGCGGCATGTCTCAACACCGCAGGAATGGGCGTTTACTCGACGGTTCAAAATGCGCGAATCGCAAAGACTCGCTTGTTCTTTTCCGACAAGTCGGCCTTTATGGCCCAGCTTGTCAAGGAGATTGTTGCAGCCGTTAAAAAAGCACAAAAAAATGGCATGCAAGCGGCTTTCCGCTTGAATCTCACAAGTGATCTCCCATGGGAGAAAATCCGCCATGATGGCAAGAACATTTTCGAGATGTTTCCAAGTGTCCAGTTTTACGACTACACCGCGACCATCGGGCGCATGTCGGCTTTCCTCGCTGGCGAACTACCCGCAAATTACCATTTGACTTTCTCCCGTAAAGAGAACACGCCAAACGAGCTTGTGGAAAGTGTCTTGCGCTCTGGTGGAAATGTCGCAGTGGTTTTCAGAAAGAGTCTCCCCGCCCGCGCCTTTGGTGCTGATGTTGTGAACGGTGACGAAACCGATGCCCGCTTTCTCGATGGCAAGGGAAAAGTTGTCGGCCTTGTGGAAAAGGGCCGCGCCAAAAAAGATTTGACAGGCTTCGTGCTTGAGCCCGAGAATGGGGGTGCAATCTGATGGACCCTAAAATTACTTTGTGCTTGCTTTTTATGCTGCTTATGTTAGCTTGTCGCAGATGAATCTTTTCCGAACACTACTGGCGACCGAGGAAGGCGACTTCCTCGTCCTTGCCGAACACGACAACTCTAAAGTTATGTCATTGCGGGCCTTTCCCATATCTCATGGAGTTGTGGGGGAGGCTCTGCCCTTCGGGGCTAGCGAACTGGGCGAGGTTGTCAAGCAAATTGAGCAGGTTTTAGCAGAATAAATCGCCCCTGTAACTTGTTGACTATCAACGAGTTACGAAGGCGGGGCCGCTGCGCCGTCGTAAGTCCTTGAAAACCAGCGACTTACAAAGAAAAAAAAATACACAAAAAAACATTGACAGAACCATCGAAACAAAGTAGCTTTTCCCTGCCATGAAAGTCCGTGTCTACTTCAACCTTCAAAAGAAACTCCTTTCCGTTCAAGCCAAGGTCAACGGCGTGTGGAAAGTTGTGCGCCACTGTCAAGAGATTTCTTTGATCGATGTCACTTTCAAAGTGTCCGAACGTGGACGCCAGCGTGTAATTAAAAACAAAAGAAAAAACGTGCATGCCTACATCTGCGGCACGGTGTCAGAGGACCAAACAACACAAGGCCAGTGGTTCGATCTGATCACCTACAATCCCTACAAGCTGGAAAAATTCTACAACGGCGAAAAATACGTTGACACCGCCGACAGAGTGTTTATCAAAGGCCGCATGGTCTACGCAATCAACCCTCAATAAAATGGACGCCCGCCAACACATCATCCGCGAAGCAATCGAAGAGCAACGCCAGATCTTCGGCATGGAAAACCTAAACAGCCAATGGATTCTTTCCAGTTGGGACACTTGGGAGCGCAACCCATACTACAACGGGCCAGAGCAGCAGCACCCAGAGGACGACAGCACCCATGAAGAGTGGCTGGAGAATCAGGCCCGCCTCAAATCGCCAAAAACAAAAACTTGGGCTGGAGCTATCGCGCAACATTACGAAACAGACGAAAACGATTGCCCCTTTTGATCATGAGCCGCTCAAAGAAAAAAGATTACCCGAAAAAGTTTGACAGCCGACGCTTCGACTGGACTTGTCGCAACCATGGATCGTGTGATTACTGCCGACGCAATCGAACGCATTTCGATGCGCGTGCGCGTGCCAAGTCAAACAAAAAAGAACAAATCGGTGACTACATCGACCGAATGATCGGGGCGGGTGATCCAGAGGACGTTCTGATGGACGATGAGGATTGGGAAAATTGGGATCTTCTGTAAGTGCTTGAAAATCAAAGAGTTACAAACGCAGGGCGGCCCCGCCTCCATAACTCCTTGAAAATCAAAGACTTACAACAGATGAGATAGGCCCCCTCCCCCTCCTATCCCTATACCCTATTATTAACTATTTAGGCGTTTGCTATTTGTCCTTTTATTATTTGGCGTTTTGTTATTTGGCAGGGATAGAACCTGCCTTTTTTGTTATTTACTTGTTGATTTCTTCGATTGCGTTCTTGAGTTTGTATACAATATCATGGGAGAATGTTTGGCATCCAACCTTGATACCGTCCTTAGTGACGATAGCATCGTGCTTATCGTTGAGCTTGACGTTAATCTCTTTGCCACATTCAACAACGTCAGGAAATGGACGACTAAGACCATCACCCTTAATCGCTACAACATAACCATGCTTTTCGAGGAAAGAAATACACGAACCAGAAATTCCAGCTTCGTCGTTATCTCTACGAATGATAACGTTGCTTACTTTATACTTGATAGTAGTTCCCTTAACCAGAATAGTCTTACCAATTAGTTTCTTGGCTTCTTCATACTCTTGTTCAGGAGTAAGTTGAGCAAGTTCAAACCTATCAGCATCAAAACCCAAAGAATATTCCATTTCTTCAAGGAAAAATGATAAGTTATTAGTCTTAGTATTTTTGATTGTAAAGATTTGATCAGGAGAATATCCCTTTTTAGCGCAGTAGCCTGACCACCAACTACCTTGGTGTTCTTTGATTCTTTTTACTTTATCTCCGATTTTCATGTTATTTAGTATTAAAGGTTTTCGGGTTTTGCATTATAACGAAGCACAATGCGCAATTCAGGATTCTTTTGTTTCTTCCACTGCACAAAGTCCTTGATATTTGGATCGCCCTTGTGGAATTTATTGATGCTGCCGTTGCTCCACTTGATGAGAGTAATCATTTTGTTTTATTAGGCTTCGGCGGCTTCGTCTTGATAACCACCAATTTCGTATGTGTTGTTACGAGCAGAGATCCCGCTCATGAAATTTTCAAAAGAAACATTGCTTTCCATGATAAGACGCGCACGCTTGATGGCGCGGCGAGTGAACTGGAGAATCAGCGCGGGATCGCGGCGACCAGCGACTTTGTTCTTACCCCAGTGTTCGTCCCAAATCAAGAAGTATTCTTTCAGCGTGAGGAACTTTTGGAATTGTCGCACGCTAGCCATGTAAACAAGACTAGCAAACAGATCGTCTGAGTGGTTTGATCCATAGATGTTTTCTGCAAGGATTGCGTCCTGCTCGGCAAGTTGCTTGTCGCCAGTGATGCCGATTGCAATGCCAAGACCGTAGTTGCTGATGATGTAGTTGAGAGGTTTCATGTCGGGGCGAGATTAATCTGTTGGATGGTGAGTGTCAATAGAAAAGGTGGGGGGAATCGCTCCCCCCACCCGTTTTTTCTCAGACCTTGGAGAGAGCGTTGTGACCTGCACCAGTAATTTCGCGCAGTCCATTGATTCGCATGTAACCTTTGCGCAGAAGATGCATTTCGACATCACGTTGCAGAGCGGTCCTTGACAATCCAGTTGCGGCACTGAGCATAGCCAGCGTGCATGCACCACGTTCCTTGAGGATGTGCAAAACCTGCACTTCTGAATTGGTCAGACCATTTGGCTTGATGCCGAGCGTATCACACATTTCCTTCCATTCGCTTGCGCCGAACCTGATGCTGTTCTTCGTCTCACAGAACAATTCAATTTGTTTGGACCGCTTGACAGCAGAGCGAGCATTGCCGCGCAGCGTTTCGGTAATGACAGGAAGAATATCGTCTGTAAACTCCACCCAATCAATACGCTTGTTCAGAATCTCACCAAGCTCAGTATCCTTGTAAGGACGAAAATCAATTTCTTCGAAACGATCTTTGAGTGGGGTGAAAATCTTGTCAGGCTCAGTCGTAGCAAACAAATAAGTTTGCTTGGTAAAGTCGAACTCCATCGAAGAACCCTGCCACTCGAAACTCTTGCGGCTGGCTTTCTCCACGTTGAAGACCGTAAGAAATGCATTTTGCAGTTCCTTGGGCAGCGCGTGGCACTCATCGAAAAGAATCGTCACTTCGTTGTTCATCACAACAGGCACGAAAATCTGTTCAAAGAATTGCGTGTTGTTCTTGATGGTCGAGCAGTTGAGTTCAAGCAAAGGTTTCTTGAGTGCCTTGGCCATCTTGCGGGCGAACTCGGTCTTGCCCAGTCCACGCGCACCAGTGAAAAGAAGCGGCGGCACTGCGCCACCACGCTTTGCACCTTCCACGTAGAAGGCAAGAGAACTTTTGATCTGAGGTTGTCCGATGAGGTCTGTGAACATAAGGTCAGTTGGTTTGGTTGCTGGAGAGAGAATGAATCAGAGAATGCAGGGTGTCAACATCATTCTTCATCATTTTCATCATCGAATGTCGTGAAGCTAAAGGAGATTTTTTCTTCTTCGGCTACAGGCTCGACGGCAGCGGCAATCTGGATCGGCGCGACTTCTGCCACAGCCACACCCATTTCACGCAGCCACACCTTGCTGACAGGCACAACACCATTGTTTCCAATCAGACTGATCAGATCAGTGATCTTGACTTTCACAAAACTGTTGCTACCTGCTGGTCGGCCTCGGCGCTTGGCGGTTGGTTCGTTGCTCATGTTGGGAACACGTTACCTGCTCTTCCGATGCGCGTCAACTTTTTTTTGACTAAAAAATCAGCAGACTAAAAAACCCTTAAAACGATTTAAAAATACTAATGATCTCCAAAACAACCAAAACCACCACAAAACCAATAAAAAGAACCTTTGGTATGAGTGCGACAAATTGACGCAGTAGTTCAAGGTCTGCCTGTTTATTTCGCTCTCTTTGATTCATATTTGGCGGCGGCTTATTTGCCTTTTGTTTATTTGCGATTAAGGAATTTGCTCTTGCCGAAGGCACCCTTCTGGCCGCGCTGATTCTTGTGCTTGCCTGTAGGAATGAGGTTCATTAGCCGCGCATATTGTTTTTGTAGGTTGCGCTGCTGTAGATTGGAGAGCGTTGGCTTCGGCTCGTAGTTATTTGGCTCGTTTTCTTTTGTAATTTGGTTCATATTTTTATTTATTTACTGGAAAATCATTCGCGATTGTGTAATATATAGTGTGAGTGGGTTGCGCCACAATAATCTACGCCATATATAACATGTTATTTAGCACGTTATCGTTCGTAATTTGATCAAGGGAAAACCCGCACATCATCATCCTTGGGAATAGGCAAAGCCGACGACTATAAGATTGAGATCAGAAAAACCAACAATAAACGATTAGATAATCAAGTTTGAATCTGTTGAAGCGGTCGATTTAATCACCGCTATTTGTGTTTTTATTTTTTTGTGATTGGCGCTCAATATGACGATCCCAAACTGTTTGTTGTGTATTTGGTTCGGTTTTGTTTGCCATTACGTCTTCTACGGCTGCGAAACAGTCGCCCCAGAACACCGCAAACACCTTAAAAAATGTAATGATTGCGCAGATTGTGGCGACGACAGGAGCCATCACGATCCCGAAAAAAAACGCCAGTGTGTTGAGTGTGAATCTCTTCATTTCCTTGCAGTATAAGGGATGTAGGGTTTTTTTGCAAGCGGAAAATGTGGGTTTCTAACAGAAGAATTTGTTTTGGGAGATTGAAGCTCGGTAAATCACTCCCCATCCACCACTCTCTTCATCAACATCCTCACCAACATGTTTTCCTTTGTTTGTTTCTATGTATATTACTTATGATGTGGGGGGTGTGTAGGGGGTCGTAGAAACCTTGATAAATCAAGGATTTCTGCGTATTTGAAACGATCAATTTCGCAATTAAAACCCTCTAAAAAAGCTCTTTTTTCATCCTCTTTTTTCCCTCTAGAAAAGCCTCTTTTATTCCACTGTGTCAAGTTGTCGCAGGTTCGCAAACAACTGCGTCAGAATGTCGCACAAATCGTTTGTTTGTTTATCCCAAACGTGATTTATAAATCATAAATAAACAATCAAGGCCCCAAACACTTTGAACATCGTTTGTAATCATGCTTTTAGGGCATTACATTCCTCACAATCACAGTTTGCTACATTATTTAGGTAGGCATATTCGCCAAAGACTTCTAAAACACGATGATTGTATTTTCGGGCTGCGGCATGATGACAATTATAAGTCCCGAGGTGTTTAAAAGTGGCTGATGCTAATACGGCTCTCCACTTATTTCTACTCCTTGAAACGCCCTTATACGTAGATGAAAAATCTTTTGTTTTGAATTTTTCTGTATTGATTTGGTTCTCGTTTGGAGTGACCCACCGCAAATTAGAAACATGATTATTCAAAGAGTCTCGATCAATATGATCGACCTCTGGTTTATTATCAGGATTCAGAATAAATGCTTGCGCCACTAATCGGTGAACAAAAAACTTTCGAGCTTTTTTATTACTTAATGTCGTTCGGTAAGCTTTGTGATTTGCGTTTCCCTCGCTTACGTAAAGAGTTAAAAATTTCCCTTTTTTACTATTCCTTATTTGCCCCAAATTAGAAACCTGATACAATCCCTCATATCCCACAATATCGCGCCATTCTTCTTGCATGATTTTTTTTCTTTTCTTCGGGGCTCTACCTAGTTTTTACGGTATGTCTTGGTCATCGAAGTCATCACTAGCCCAAATGAAGAGCGCAACGAGCGCAATGATGACAACAGTGATTGTAAGCTTTAGCAACATGCTGATTACCTCAGTCAAGAGGAGTGATAACAACATCTCCGCTGACCTCTACCAATGAACCAGTTTGCTGATCATTGAAGTAGTAACCATCAGACTGAGCTTCTGAATGCACCTTGCCAGAGGAAGTCCACTCGCGCACCTTAACTCCACCAGAATACATTTCAACCTTGAACCTGTCGCCAAACCCGCCTATCTTGGCGCGTTCTGCATCAGTGCAGCTAGAAAGAAGGAGGCAGGAGGCGGCGAGAATTGCTGTGATAAATTTCATGTTTTTGATTTTAAAATGTTAAAAAAGCGAGCCCTTTAACGTCATGCTCAGGATTGCAGATTCAATATCAAACTATACGCAAAAGAGCGGCGTAAATGTCACGAAGGTTTTGTTCGTTGAGAGTGACTTGACTCCCGCACTGTTCCAAATAAACAGAACCATCATTATAGACAATTGCTTTTCCTTTGTCTTCGATTGGAATTTCAATGCTGTAGGGCAGTTCGACAAGATCAAATGTATTGCCAAATGGATACTTTCCGTCTGCCTGCCATGCGCAATTAACCCAATCTCCAGTTTCCCTACGATAAGATCCGACAACAGGACTCTTTGGGTCCGCACCTTCATTGGTGTAAAGCTTAACCAAAAGACCTGATCGAGTCTTGTATCGAGCTTCCAAATTCAATTTGGTTGGTGTGCTGTTCATAGTTCCGATATGCTTGGCAACAGCAGGCTTCTTGGCGGTTTCGATCACTTCAAAACGATCAGCCTTATACCAATGCGTAGAAAGCAAACCAGTATCAACTTCCTTAACTTGCCAATTACCATGTTGATTCTCGCTAACCAATTCATATTTCTTCCAAGTGCGAAGGAAAGTTGAACCTGCCGCCTTATTACATACTACCTTATCTCCGATATTCATATTTTTGTTATTTTTTTTTTGTTATAATTTAGAACTTAAACGTTTGCTTCTTGTTCTTAGGATGAACGTAAGTGTTCAAAACACACTCTGCGATTTGTGCATGGCTAAGTCCGTGGAACTGATGCTTCTTGTTATCGCTAAGACTAATACCGTCGTTCAAACTAACAGCGTCAAGCTTTCGCCATTGCTTGTCTTTCGTAGCGACATCAAGAGAAGGATTAGTTTCACGATCCCATCCGAAGAACAAGCCAACATTACAATGAGGCTGATGCTCATCATGGCCCCTGTAATTACCAATTCCAAGTTCACAAGCAACATCTTGTGCCACAGCCAAACAACAACGTCCGCCATTGCCATACATTTTGTTGCGCTTTTTCTTCTTATTCGCAAGAAGAGCCTCGGCCCACTTACGGTTGCGATACTTGATTTGTGCTGGAGTTGGATTCAGCAGGTCGTTCTTTTTTGATGCAGTCGTTTTCATGTTGTTACTTTAGATAATGTTTGGGGTTTTGTCAAACTTTTTTTTCAGGAATTTTTGATTTTAAATTGAGAAAAAATACACGATTGGCCATACAAAAAGAGCCAAAGTAAAAAGAAAAATCGGTCTGATTCGGATCGTCACCTTTACTTTACTAGCCATGCAAAGACCAATCGTAAAAAGCACGATTGAAAAATAAAAACCCGTGACGAGAAACGAAACCCAAGCGAGGATATTAATTAGCGCGTTCATTAATTGTTTGAGATTTTATCGTAAGTTGCGAGAACTTCACGAATTTTGGCAATAGGAATACTCAGGCATCCGACTTGAATGGTCGTGTTATTAGGAACAATCTCAGCAGTGTATGAACCATTAAGCTTCACTTCGATTGGCTTCGGAGCAGCACTCAAATTACTAAGAGCAGCACTAACAGTAACCCAAGGAAGTAGAGTGTTTTTCGAAAGGGTTTTGAAACACGCACAAAATGCCTTTTGAGAAATTTTAATGTCTTGGAGGTGCTTATTGATTTTTTCTTCGGCTTTATACAAGCCCTTTAAATTCTTTTCGAGTTTCAGTTGAGCGGTATGAACCGCTCCGCCACCTGCAATATCAAATGAATAGTCGAACAAACTATCGAAAAATTTATTAGCTTCTTTTGAAGCTTTGTATTCGGAGAATTCCAAATAAATAAAATTACCACAAGACCAATCACCATCAGCATTAAAAGGATGATACAGATCAAAAATGTATTCAACATCATGTCCAAGGACATTTACTGTGAGGCTCAATTGCTCATCAGGATTCCAAACCTTGGCAAATTCATCGTATAGTTTCTTAGCGAGTTTGAGGTCAATCAGGCTTTTATTTTTCATTTGTAATATTGTTTATGATTGTTCTTTTAGCCAAGCGGCGAGAGCGTCCACTCGGAAAGCTCCAGTCATCATACTCCAATGACTGCAAAAGTCAAGGAAATTCGGGCAATCAAATGAAACCCCTTCAGCATAAACGAAAGCAAATGCTCTTGCGTTTATCTGGCCGACAAATTCTGGCATTTCGGTGGTAAAATCCCTTTTTTTAATGCCAATTGCGGCTTCTTCGCACGTTTTGCTGTCACAATCAGCAACGGCAAAGAAAACAAAGCCATTGCGTGTGGAGTAGTCTTTTTTCAGTTCTTCGATTGAAATGCTTTTGACGATCATTTTTCGAGTTTTTCTTGGATTGTTGCCACCCACTGATCGTAATCGTTGAAAAGTGGGATATTATAAAGCTCACAAACAATTCGCACGTTTCCTTTGCGCCAGAATCCATCGGGGCAACAAACAATTAGTTTTTTGCTGCTTGCAAATAGACCCAGTTCTAGCAGTGAGATGGGCGATTTAGTGTTGGGATCAAAATACACGACAATAACATCGGCCCGATAGAGCATATTCAACTCCCACAAGACTTGTTCGTTGAACTGATCTGATTCTTGGTCCCAAGTGCTGTCCCAGTCTTCGCGGCGAGGATTCAGGAAAACAACGTCAGGCTCAAGAGATTCCGAAACCTCATTGTAAGCCAGCACATGTAGGCCCAACTTGTCCACAATGTCCTCTTGCCACTTTTTAGCCGCGCCCATTTCGATGCTGCCAGCAAGAAATACTTTTGTTTTTAGGGGTCCATCGTAGCTCAATGGATTTGGTGCTTTGATTTCGATTGGTTTCATTTTAATTGGTTTTATTTACCGCATTTTGGACAAATTGCTCGGCCTGAAGCTGTGTAGTTTACAGAGGTCCAGCATTTGGGGCAAAAACCTAAGAAATTCCATGCTGCTTTCCAATAGTAGCGGCAGCGATAGCCGATGTTTTTGATTGTCCAGTTCATTGATTGATTATTCTTCTTGTTCTGCGTAAAACTCTTTCATAGCTTCACCATACCATGTCCAATTATCTACTCCGTTATTCTCCAAACAACGGAGCTTATTAGAATCCTCCAGAAGTTGGTTATATTCTTTTCGTGTGATTGTAATTGTTTCTTCCATAAGCATTGTGTTAAGAGTTACTACATTTCAACCCCTGATCAGGTCGCTCATCGCACTCGTTGCGAGCTATGATGCCCTCATTGCAGAGGCTGAAATGTAATCTCTCGTATAGGTCCGAGAGGACGACCTTGAATAGCTTATGGGATTGTGATTACAGTATCGTCATTGTAACAATCAAACACAGGCTTCAAATGTCCTTCATAAACAAAGCGAACTACGCTTGGAGGAGTTGCTACAGTTTTAGCAGATTCTAATGTTTTTGCAAGAACAAATGTTTTTTGAGTTTGAATGCACGTATTTACTGCGGGATGCACATATTCCCATATGACTGTGAATTTTTGCATATTAGAAGTTCTTGGCGACCAGTTCGCGAATACCACTCAGGGTCTGTTCCTTGGTAATCACGCCATCCTTGAACACCTGTTCAAAGGCGCAATTCTTAACTTCTTCCCAAGTAGCTTGATCCTTCATGACAAACTCACCATCCTTTTCGTAGACAGCAATCAGACCCTTGGCGCTCTTCTTGAGTCCGTCATCAGTCTTAGGGTCTTTGAAGATTTCAACACCCTTTGTCTTGCCATCAACGGTAACTTCTCCATAGGTGCTCTTGACAGCGAAACCGTGAGTGTCACGGGTAACGATGGCATCCATAGTGATAGCACCCTGATAGGTGAAGCTTCCGATACCATACACAAGGTTGGTCGAAGCAAATCCCTTAGCAGCGAGACGTTCGCAAATTTCTTCAGCACGACCGATAGTGATAGAATCACCGTAGATTGCACCGATATGACTATCAAGTTGCTTGTAACCTGTGCTGGTAATGGTGCCACCGAAGATTTCCCAAAGACACTGAATCATACCTTTGACTTCAAGAATCGTAGTCTTGGATGGCACCCAAACTGGACCTTGGCGTTCATTGGATTGCTTTACATCATACTCATACACCTCACCTTTACAAATAAGTCGTTCGCATTCATCAGTAAATGTTGGTGGCCAAGAAATATTCTCAACTTCTTTAAATGTATAGCCAGTCACAATCTTAACTGGATCACCAGAGTCAGGACGAATCACAACCTTACCATTGCGAGCCATGATCTTGCTCTTGAGACGAGCGCAGATACCACCATCAGGATTGACAACATTCCAGAAGTCCCAAGTATCAGAGACAATCGAAACAATGTTATCAGGGTAAATGTCTTCAATGAGACGACGGAAGGTTTCAACTTCATCCTTCATACCACCCAAAGACATAACGCTGTGTTCCGTAGCCGCGACTGAAACGCCAACCATTTCCTTGTCGCTATCTGCATTGTAATACTCCTCAAGGAAATCAATCGCAGGAAGAGTATCGGTGCCGACGAAGCTAAGAAGGTGAGCAGCACCACTCATGGTAGCAGCTTCAAGACCCATCATACCACGGAACGAGAAATCATGTCCTTGGAATGGAACAAATCCAATCATTTCAGGATTAGTCTTTTCAGCCCACTCATTGAAAATCTTACGATAGATAAGAGCGGTGGTTGCGCTAGTGCTACAGCCCCAAGTGGAACAAGACAGAATAGTCTCAATAGCGTTAGTCAGCCAGAAGAAACGAGCATCAGTATTGAAGACCACAAACATTGGAACACGCAGGTTCACATTGCTACCTTCAGGAAGCGCCCAAATTTCAAGAGGCAGATAGCCAAGAGCGTGCAGGTCACGAATATGCTGATCGCCAATGTTATTGACGCCAAGATAATTCAGAAGGCGGCGACCATACTTCTTGGTAACTTCATCCAGAGGACGAGAAAAGAAAGTGCGTTCCCATGCGTCGAGCAGATACTTCTTCATGAAGTATTGAAGACCGAAACTGATCACCTTATTGACACGCTTAACGCGAGTGCCGCGAGCAGTAAGATTAGAGAAGACCAGTTCGCTATTAGCGGGATACTGGCGGCGATGGTCAACTTTGTAACCGTCGATAAGTAGTGGAGCAAGTGTGTTCATGATATTTTAGTAGGCTTTCTCTGCCTGAGAACAGTATAGCTGGATTGGTTTTTGAGTCAAGGGTTTTCAGTGAAAAATTTCGCTCCAGACGGAAACGGCAATGTAACCCACGGTCGAAGACAAAATACCAATGCCAAAGATCGCAAGGCTGATCAAAAACAAAACCCAAGTATCAATAAGAAATTCTACGAACTTGTGCATATTTTTTAATATTTAAAACCAAAGTGAAAGACCCATTTAGCTTGTTGATCAGAAAAATAACAGCACCATCCATACCAACCACTGTCTCTCAGTTGTCGCCTGATTTTGCGGATGACGTTTTGTTTCCATTTTGGGGTTTTAGATTTCATTTTTTGTGTTTTAAGGTTAGCAGAAAGCTGATCTGGAACCATTATGCCCAGATCAGCTTGTAATGCAAGACTTTTTTAGGAAAAATCAGTCAAGCTCAGGATACGGATTCTCGTTTTTAAAAACCGCGCCAAACCTTTGTTCCCAATCATTGATTTTGATGGCTAGGCCCTGCTCAACAAGAACCGCAGTAGTTCCGACAGTCTTGTAAAGGCGGAAGTAATGTTTGAACTCGGGATTGACCTTTTGTTCATCACAAGCTTCGCATGCAACGTAGTAGTATTCCATTTTGTTTTACAGTTTGATTTCGAATGTAGTGATTTTGTCGAGCATCGATCCATAGTTGCTCCAATTTTTTCGCGAATTGGTGACAAACACATGGTCGAAATAGTTTTTCATCTTTTCCAGACCTTCGATGCAGTCTGCGTGAGAAGTGAACAGCATCAGCTTGCCGCAATTTTTTTGCTTTAAAACTTCGCCCAAACCAATGAATGTTCCACCAAGAGAAACAATATCATCGAAAATAATTGTTGGATAGCCTCCAAGATCATCCGCTTGGACATGGAACTCTTTCAAGCTACCATCACGAACATCACGGACCTTTTCACAACGAATCAGATTGATTGTATTCTGTGGGTATTTGGTAGCGAGATACTGTGCGATTTTACCAACGCGCTTTCCAGCACCAGCATCAGGACAAACCACGTTGATCGTAGAATCGGAATGGCTAGGGCATGCGATTGGCATTGCAGCTTCAACAAATTCCAGTTCATCCAAAACAACCACGTTATTGAGTAGTGCAGGAGTCACTTCGCTATGCGGAGCTAGAATAAACACACGATCAAAGCCACAAGAATTAATCATGTCAGCAAAAACCTTGACTGTCAGTGGTTCTCCCTTGTTGCAAACACGGTCTTGTCGAGCCGCAGGAAAGTAAGGAAGAATCAGTTGAATACTCTTGAAGCCAATTCGGCGGGCAGCGTCCACAGCCAAGATAATATCCATGAAGTCCTGAATTGTATTGTATCGCTGAGTGATGATCAAATCACCAGAGACATTTTCTTCGCCAATGGCATCGACATCAATTTGAAGATGCGGTTCGCCACCGTAGAAGGTAAGACGCTTCAGCTTGAGAAAGAAAAGATTTTCGCTGTTCTTGAATGGGCTGAATTCATTATCTAAGTTCAGAACAAAAGTCTTGTCAGTCTTGGGCATCCAGCGGACATGCAGGTGTTGTTTCATAGTTAGAGGCTAGCGGATCTTCTGAATTTGATCAAGCGTAAAGTTCAACAATTTTTTGGGCAGAAGCAAGGGTCATTATACTGCCACAATTTGTTTCGTAAACAGCAAATTCGACGGGAAAAGCATTTTTAATTGTAAATAAACGATTTTCATCATTCCTTGAATATGTGCGCAGGGCTTTGATCGCTTCGATTTTTTGGCCAGAACGCAGCAGAGGGAGAAAAACATTTTCGATTTGCTGTTTGCCGTCTTGAGACGATATTAAACCAAGTGCATACTCTCGAAACTTAGGAGAAAGCTCCATACATTCCAAGATCACTGGATTCGGCAGATTGATTTTCATAATTCTGCGATTAGAAATTGTTCTTCTTTGATGGCGATCTTTTCAAGATCAAAATCTAAAAGTTTGTCAAACTCTTCTTCTGTAATTCTGTTTGTCGGAACACAGATGATGTTTTCATGGTCGTTCCAATATTTTTCGCCAAAGACTTTACGAAGAATATCCCAATCAACAACCAAACAATTTGATTCGTATAGGTCCATTGTTTTTTAATCTTTAATTTGTGGTCTGAAAGAACGTTTCGTGTCAAAACCGTGAGTAACGATTTTGTCTTTGTTTGTTTGTGTGTTTGGCGGCTCGGGATTATCCTTTAGCCAGCCCAAAAAATTGTAGATATTCTGATACATTTCATCAGGCTCGATGATAGAAGCAAACTTGAAATTGGCCAATAGAGGAATCGAATAAGAAACCTTACCATCAATATCAGATGCGTCCATCAAAACGGGCTGTCGAAATTTCTCATTCAGCGGCGACTTCTTGCCGCGATAACGACGAATGAAATCATTCTCCCAATATTTAAGCTGCTCGTCGGGTTCAAAAAATAGTTTTTGTGTTTTATGATGAGCAACGATTGGGTAGTAAATACCACAAATAGAAATCAAATACTGATTCCAGTAAGCAAAGGGATCATGCACGATTTTTCCACGGCGATCATACACACGACTTTCATCAAAGCCGTATTTAGAAACCATGTGATCGTAATAATCGCGATGCTTGCTAATGAGCTTCATAAGCTTACTTTAGTTTGTAAATGTGGAATTCAATGTTGGGAAAGTGACTTTCGACACTTTGGAGAATGGCAGAAATTCAGATCAAAGTCAAATACTATTTTCCATAATCCACCTGTTTAGTGTAAGATATGGTGTGACTGGAATTTATTTAATTTTTAATCGTATTTCGAAATGTGTTTATGTGGGATCATCTGTTAATATTTTTAACAGATTTAGACAACATAAATTATCTTTGCGAAAAAATATTCATCATTGCGTCTTTTTACAAAGAGCTTGGAATAAATACGGTGAAAAAGCATTTAAGTTTTCTTTGTTAGAAAAAACCTCATTAGAAACTT